GTCCGAACACTTCGTGGATGTAGGGTCGAATCATGTTGACCACGATGTCCGGGATCACCGCCGTCCGGTCGTCGCGGTCGATCACCGCCTTCAAGGGACCGGCCTCGATCTGGGATAAGCCCTTGGTATCCGCCTCGGCGGTCCGGTCCGACTCAATCAGCCAGCGCGCGAACTCGGCCACGCCGGTCTTGACCCTCTCGGGGACGACATTGCTGTCCAGCGTGAAGCCGTTGTGGTCGACCACGCCGAGGCGGGGCCACTCCAGGGCATTGTCCTCGTCTTCCTTCGAACCTCGCCAGCGCACGCCCTGGTCGATGATGCGGGTGGCCATCACCAATGCCGTTTCACGGGTGGTCGACGCCGCCGCAGTCCAGGCCGACGCATAGAGATTGCCCTCGTGATAACTCGTCGCGGCGGCCAGCGAGATCAGCGTGTTGGCATCCGCCTTGCCGGATCCGTCCTCAACAACGAGCGTGACCATCAGGGCCTCCTAGAACAGCGCGCGTTCTGGCGACCGCGTTCTCCAGATCCTGGCCAGACCGTCCCAGGGCGGCCCGAAGAGCCTCGTTGTTGGGATCCATGCTGCTGGCCCGAAAGGCGGCCAGCATCGCGGTCGCCGCGGCAAGCAGGCTGTTTCCCGCCAACGAAGGATCGCCGCAAAGCTCGATCCTCGCGCCGCCAATTCTGAACGAGGCGATCTGGCGCTCAAACTTCCCGGACGCGAGGGTCGCGCTGTCAACAAACACGACGTCAGGGCGCAGTCCGTGCCCGGCGTTCGGATTGCTGATGCAAAACACCACGTGGCCGTCAACGTCGACATACTCGCTGCGCACGGGACTACGCTGTGTCCAGCCGAGACTGCTCGCAACGACCGGAATGCGGCGAGAATCAAGGATCAGCAGCACTCTCATCCGGCCCTCCCATAGTCGTCTTCGGCGCGCTCGATGTCGTCTTCATCCGGCAAGCCGGTCTGGACCTCGACCAGAACCGCTTCGGTCTCCCGTGAGACGCCGCCCAGGCGGTGCCAGACGCCCGGCGGGATCGTCGCCGTCTCGCCGACGTGCAGCCGCCACAGGTGCGGAACGGTGCTGTCCAGCGCGTCGCGGGTCTCGACGGTGGCGACTCCCTTGGTGACGACCAGAACCTCACGACGATGGGCGTGGCGCTGCAGGGAGGTTCGATGGCCGGGCGTGATGTGGAGCACCTTCACGCGGAGGCCAGGCATGGGGTCGGCGATGATCTCGTGACGCCCCCAAGGTGCGACGACCGTGCTCATGCGTTCGCACTCCAGCCGCAGCACTCCGAGGCAAATCGCATCCATTCGCTTGCGTAAGGGACCTCGCGGTAGCGGGGATCCAGGTGCCAGGGCCCACCCTCGGTGAAGTGCACCGCGTAAGGCTCCCGCCCCTCTTGGGAATGCCCCGGAATCCAGTTCCAGGAATGCTCCAGCTGGCCAAGATGTTCGTCGCGATCCAGCCAACCGAAGCTGTGCAACCAGCGCCCCGGTCGGGTGTTGACCTCACGCGGCGTCAGCGACCAGTTCACCTCATGGCCGCAGTTGAACAGCATCAGCGAGGACCAGTTCTTGAACGGATAGGCCTGCTGCGCCAGCCCGTCCATCTTCGCCCCGTCCGGCGGAGAGTAGTCGTGATGCACGCACCAGACAGCCTTGCTCGGATCGTCCTGCGCCATCTCGAACAGCGCGGCGATGTCGGCCAGGAACAGAAAGTCCGCGTCGACGAACAAAGCGAACCCGGCATGCATCGTCAGATGCGGCACCAGGAAGCGGGAGAACGCGAACTCCGTGCTGAACGGTCGGCCGTCGCCTTCGTCGATCATCTGGCCACCGGGCAACCGGTACCATCGGCGGGTCAGCACGCCCATCTTCTCCAGTGCCGGCCGATACAGCGGCTCGATCAGCACGGGGCGACTGGTGGATTGGCGGATCGATTCCGCGCACACATCGACAGCGATCTCTTCGGTGCTGTCGTAACCGATGAACACTCTCAGGGGCTGCATGGTGGGTTCCAAGCTCTGTGGTAGGGGCTTCAGTCAGCGCGACCGGATCAGCTGCTCCCATGGCAGTCCCTCGCGCATTTCGGCGCAGGTCCATTGCGTGTGGCTGATCCAGCGGGTCCAGGCGGCTCGCATGAAGCGGGTATCGGAAGGCTGTCCGAGCCGCCTGCCGCACACCGCTTCGGCCATGGAGTATCGGCCCAGCACCGCCACCTGTTTGCCGGCGATATGCGCATCCACGGCCGTGTTGCTGTTCCACGTCACGACCTGATCCGCCCAGGCCAGGTCCTCGTCCAGCGAGGTGCCCGTGACGGCGATGTGCTGCAGGTCGCCATAGGCGGCTTTCGGAGCCAGCGGATGCGGCCGAAACCTCACCTCCAGCCGCCGTCCGACGGCTTGGGCATGGGTTTGCTTGAGCCAACCGACGTGGTCGACGCCGGCGAGACTGGCATCCCAGGGCACCTGTCCGACCAGCAGGATCCGACGGATCTCGTCTGGCGCCTCGAGCGGCTTCAGGGGCACGTCCAGCGCGTCCCAGCGGTCCGACGACAGGGCGTCGCCCAAGCGAACGCCGAAGTCGGCCGCGCCGTTGATCCCGTTCCAGCCCGCCATGTAGTAGCGGCTGCGACGAATGAAGCCCTTCTCGAGCACCAGAACCGCACGTCCCTTGCTCTGATGAACGTCGATCACGCGCCCGCGCGGAAACGAGGCGGGCACGCTCGGCTTGCCGACCCCGAAGACCACGGCAACGTCGCAGTCCACATAGCCGCCGTCGTCGCGCGTGTGGTTCAGCTGATGAACCGTCACCGGGTGCTCGTCGCCCGCATAGATGCCGGTGGCGAGCGCCAGGAGCGCCTGCGCGTGCTCGTCGTTGTCCTGCGGCAGAAAAACGCCAACGTTCATGCCGACGCCCTCACGACGATGGTGCGCGCCGCGTGCTCGTTCAGCGTCTCGACGGCTCCGTACTTGCCGTTCTGACCGAACCACTCGAAGGTGGTGTAGCCGGCCGCACGCAACAGCATCTCGAACTCGCTCTTAGTGTAGTGGCGGTGATGGAACGGAAAGCGGGCCGGATCGAACGGCATCGCGGTCTGGTTCGGCACCGATGCCAGGAGAAGCGTCGAACTCCCGCGCAGCATCTGCGCCAAGCGGACGTCGTCCTTGATGTGTTCGATCGTCTCGAAGCACACGACGGCCCGGGCCTTCGGAAGCTCGTTGATCACGTCCAGATCCATGGGACGGACCTCAACGCGCTCGTGGGCGTAGTGCAGCCCCTGCTGCCATAGCGCGGCCGGGTCCTTTTCCGCGGCAGTGACCCGGAACCCGGCTTCGGCCAGGATCTTGCTGCCGTAGCCAATACCGCAAGCCACATCGAGGACGCGGCTGGACATGGCCTGGGGCAGTTGCCAAAGCTGGCCGGCGGCCCACTCGTAGCGCGCGACGTGATCGTAGCGGATGTGTTTGATGCTGGCGGCGGTCTGCCGCTCGCCGGTCATTGGCCGGCCCCCTTGGGGGATTTCGCGGGCGGCGACCAGTAGGGATGGCCGGCCTGAACGTGGGTCAGCGCCTCCCACGGCTTCGACTTGCCCTAGGCTTTGCGGTCGCCCTTCATGTGGTCCATGTAGGCGCCCAGCGGGCCGGACACGAACGGATGGTCCTTGGGATCGTCGCCCGACAGCGACTTGGGATTGAGTTCCCCCAAGGCTGTGCGGCGCTCGACGACGAAGGTGATCAGATACGCGTCGTGCCACTCCGGCGCTAACGCGAAATGGTCCCAGCGATAGAACGACGTCAGCTCAGCGAAGAAGTCCTGGAACGCCAGAACGCAAGCATTGAAGGCAATGAAGCCCGTCTCAGCGTAGACCGAGCCTCGCGGAAGCCAGGACAAACCCTCGGACTCGTTCGGCAGCCAGGACTCAAGCACCTCCAATGAAATTTCGGTGTGGGTAATCGTGTCCGCATCGAGCCAGATCAGATACGAGAAAGCCGGAATCGACTGAACGTAGTCAATGGCGGCCACCTTGTGGGCAAACCGCACCGCATCAGCGCGGAACTCATACACGCCATTGATCCTGCCATTGTGCACGGCGATCTCAGCATGGCGGCGCTTGAAGGCTCGCAACCACTCCGACCGATCCAGCAAATCGAGGACCTTCACGCGCTCTGACGGTTTCGGAACGTCGTCGACGCAATCCTCGGCGAACACGATCAGTTCGACCTCACGGGGCCAGTGACGGTCGAAGGTCTCGATCATCGTCCGACCGTAAGTCTCCAGGCCGGCGCGATTGAAGGTGGTGACGACAATGATGGGGGCTGTCACGGGGCGTCACTCCTGTTTGAGGGTCAGACTCCTGGCTGCGAGCAAGGTCTTGATGGCGTCGACCGCGGCGGCGCCGATGCCATCCAGGCCGAGCAGCTGGACCTCCGTCATCGACGTCAGATCGGCGATCCGTTCGATGTTCGTGGCCGCCAGCGCCTTAACGAAGCGGTCGTCGATCCCGAGGCTTGTGATCGCGTCGGGGTCCGGCTTCGAATCCTCCTGCGGGTTCGGTTCAGACGGCGCGGGCCCAGGCCCGGGCGCCGGCGGCTTGTCCGTCTTGACCTCCTGGCCGGGGCCCATCGAGCGATCACGCTGCGCGTTCTCGCCGTCATGGTCAGCCGCCGCCGCCTCGAGCGCCTTGTCGTGGGCGAGAGCCTGCTGCACGGCGCGGACCGTCGCGTCGTCGTTGCCGGGATCCTTCACGGCGACCAGCTTGTAGTCCCGGTAGGCGGCGATGTTGTTCTGGTAGGTGGCCAGGTCGATGTTGAGCTTCTTGCCCGTCTTGCGATGGACCAGCTTCACCTTGGCGATCTGGGGCATGTGTCCTCCTCGAAAACAAAAAGGGGCGGAGACCGAAGCCCCCGCCCCTTCGTGATGAGCCGCGCTACGCGGATCAGAGCGCGCCGGCGATGCGGGCGGCGAACTCCGGACGGATCAGCTTGGTGCCCCACAGCACGTCGAACTCCCAGACGACCTGCTTGTACTGGCGGGACACCTCAAGGCGCAGCGAGAGCCCGGTCACCGGGTCGGTCTGCGACAGGAATACCGATCCGAGATCGGCGCCGGCGCCCGCCGTGGTCAGCGGACGGTTGGCGAACGCGAACGCGTCGCGGTGGAACGCCAGGTTCACCTTGTGGGAAGCCTTCACCGTGACGGCATCACCGGTAGAGGCCGTTGCCTGAAGCGCGGGCCGGATGTTCACCGCGACCTTGCCGCCGGAGGTCAGAGTGGCCGTGGCGGTGGCCACATAGGTCTGGGTGTCGCCGGCAATCGTGAACACATCCCCGAGCTGCAGGGTGCCCGCGGTCGACGCGTTCAGCTCGATCGTCGACGCGCCGGCCGCGATGGTCGACCCGAAGGTGATCGTCGCCGCGGTGCCCTTGGTGTGCGTCGGCACCAACTGGTCCATGTACCAGTCCATGCCCATTTTGCGGCCCAGCTCGCCCTCGATACGCGGTCGCTGCTCGCCGATCTTGTCGAAGTCGCTCAGCTGCGGCAGGCCCAGGGCATTGGCCTCACCGCTCGGGTCCAGCACGATCCGGCGCATATCGATCGGCGCCAGCTGCGTGTTGAGCACCTTGCGGGCGTCGGTGGCGTCGGTAATGCTTGAGGCGAACGGGTCGACAGCGGTGGACCCGTCGGCCTGACCGACCCAGCCATAGACACCCTTGTACTCGCCGTAGATGTCCAGCGTGACGGTGTTGGCGAGAGCCTTGATCGCTTCCTGCGCCTCCATCGGAACGAAGTGGGCGTTCTGGTCGATCTCCACCGCTTCCTTGTCGGTCAGGTAGAAGTCGGCCTTCTTCCAGTTGTCCAGCGTCATCTGGATCAGACCCGGCGCGGAATTGGACGCGGACGCCGGCACGGGACCGGGCGTCACGTCGGTCGCCGTCTTCGGCTTGGAGACCGGGATATCGATGGTCTGGCCCTTCTGGCGGGACTCGGTGCCGTAATCCACGTTGACCAGCCGCGCCATGACCGCCTGTTCACGAAGCGCCAGGAGGCCACGAGCGAGGATCTTCGGCATGATGTTCGTAAGCGTGTTGGACACGGTCATGCTCCTCTGAGAGATGGTTGAAGCTGCTCAGACCACCCGGGCCTAGACTGACGATTGAACGAACGGGCGCCCGGCCGGTCAGCTCTGTGCAAAGTCGGTGACGGTCACCTTGCCTTCGGCGACGGCTTCGAGGTTCTTGCCGATGGCGTTCGAGTCCGCGGCAAGCGAGATCTGACCGGGTCTGCCCGGCCCGCCGCCGCCGGTCTCGGAGCTGGCGCCGCCGCCCTTGGGACCGTCGAACAGGTAGGGCCGTTGTTCCTGGATGGACGCCACCCATTCGGCCATGTTCAGCGGCTTGCCGTCCTTGCCGTACTGGACTTCGTTGTCCGCTGTGTAGGCGACGGCGTTGCCGGCCTCGTCGAGCCGCCAGGTATCAGCGGCAAGGGTGCTCACCAAGTCGATGGCTTTCGGCAGCACGCCAAGGGCTGCGGCCTCCTTCGAAACCTGCGAGTCGATGGTAAGCTTGGACAACTGAGCGACCCGACCATCACGATCTTCCGTGATCGTCGTGATCTCGCGGTCTCTCGCGGCCAACTGCGCCTCGTAGTCCGCGCGGAGACGACTGGTCCGCTGCTCGACGATCTTCTCGATGTCGCCGGTCTTCCTGGCCTGTTCCGCCTCCTGATCGTCGCGCAGCTTTCGCAGTTCCGCAGCCTCCTCGGCGGTCAGGCCAATCTCGGAGAGTTGCTTCTCGAGATCGGTGATCTTGTCGCCGCGCTCCTTGCGCTGGGCCTTCTCCTTCTCCAGCGCGGTCTTGATCCCGGTGACCGAGGGATGCTGCTCCACGTCATCCAGGTCGAGCATGAATTTGCCGTCGTGGGGCCTGTAGAGCGACTTCACTTCCTCCGGAAGGTCGTCGAGGGACTCAACGATGAGGGCGAGGGGCACGGTCAGATCTCCGATCTGTGAAGGTGGAGCGGACTGCTGGAGTCGAACCTGCCACCGACCAGGGGAACTGGCCGGCTACCCAATGTCCGCGCTGTTGTTGGTCGAATCCACGGCGAAGCACCGCCAGCCCACCGGCAGGGACCGACAGACGAAGGACAAAGGCCAACGATGCTTCGCGATGGATCCGCTGGGTCGATACCCGCCTCCGCTCGACCGTACGGCGCGCGTGTCAGCGTCGCTGAGACAGCCGAGCGGATCCCGGGCGGGAAGTGATTGGGCCGGCGCGTCGCTTGCTTCGCCCCAAGCGAACAGTGTGACCGGGTGCCGCGCAGCCCGGCCCGAGGGGCGAACCCAATTGGTTGCAGGGGCGCGATTTGAACGCGCGACCTCCAGGTTATAAGCCTAGCGAGCTACCGAGCTGCTCCACCCTGCATGTGTCTATGTTCTCGGCGCGGCCTCGTTCACGAAAGCGCGGCTGCGTTTCGCCAGCGATGTCGCCAAGCTGTCACCGTGGATCACCACGGATCCGCCATTGATGTCGTCGTAAAGATCGCGGGCCGACACCAGCAGATCCGGACGGGTCATCCAGGGACGGCCGTCGATCAGGCCGTTGTCGCAGAGTTCGAGCCCGTCGTTCCCCGCGCGCTCCACCATGCCCGGCGCGTAGTAACTCGCGCCCTGACGGTAGCCCATGCCGACGCCAAAAAGCTCGAAGCGGTCGAAGCCGAGCTGACGGCCGAGTGAGATCGCCCGGTTGATAACGCAGAGACCGCCCGAAGCGATCGGCTGACCGATCTCACCCCAGTGGGTCTCGTACAAGGTCTGTTCGTTGCGCAGCACGACCGGATAGACCGGCGTCGCAATCGCACCGTCCGGCCCCTCGCCCCTGGTCACGCCTGGGGTCACCACCGCGTAACCGTCCACGGTCTGCGGATGCGGGACCGCCGGAACCCACCGGATCTCCTCTGCGCCGCAGGCCGAGTGAAACACCACGACCTTGCACTTGCGATACATCAGGTGCTGGAACAGCACCGGGCTACAGCTGCTGGCCACGAAATAGGTGATGTCGCGGTCGATGAACGTCTTGCGTGTCTGCTCCGGGCCCGGATCCATCGAGCACGAGAAGTCCACCGGTACGCCGCGCTCGCGCAGCATCCGGATCGACTCCTTGCACGCCATGACCTGTCCGCCGTCGCGGATGTGGCGCTGCAGGTGCTCGAAGCACGTGGGCTCGAAAAGCGTGGCGCCGGAGCCGGTGATCGCCAGCGTTCCGCCGTTGGTGATCGGCTCCACGAACGGCAGGTCCAGGCCCGCGGCGTGCTCGATGTTGAGGTGCAGCCGCTTCGTCTGGGCGTTGCTGAATTTGATCCGCTGCATCGCACCCGATCGGCAAAAGAAGAGGCCGCCAACGTTCGCCGGCGGCCCAGGGATCACAGGAATGAAACGACGACGTTCCAGGCAGACTGATGGAGCATCGTGTTTTCGAGGATAGCGATGTTGTTTTATCCGTCAAGTGTGTTTTTCACATTTAATATTCACACTGACGCCAACCTTGGCTAACGGCCTATTCGTGGTCGTCGGTGACCACCGGCGTATACACCCCCTCGCGCCAGCAATACGCGCAAACAAGCTGTCGCAGGCCATCGACCAGTTTGCCGTCGACCAGTTTCGGGGCTGAGATCACCTCCATCAGCGAGGAGGTCGGCAACCCTTGGCGTGCCTCACATTTCCGGCACTGCCACAGCTCCACTCGGTCGGCGGTCTGCTCGTCTGACCGTTCGGGTGCACCGCCGTCGATTACAACGAACCGTCGCACGGGGACCTCCACGTCGAGGAGGAACGATGCGCCGCTGATGCCTAGAGGTCAAGCCCGCCGGGGAAGGCCTTGGCGAACGCTTCGGGCTCGCGCTGGCGCAGTTCCCTGATGCTGTAGCTCCGGCCCGTGTAGTCGACGAATCGATCCACGCGCAGGCCTCCGTCGCGAAACAGCTTGCCTTTGACCTCGCCCAGCACCTCGTCCTGAAAGCTCGCCGGTTTGCGTCGCAGCCAGTCCCCATAGGTCTGGGTCGCCGGGATCTGGCCGTCCATGGACGCCCGCGCGTCACGCTGGACCTTCGCGATCTGGTCGTCGCTCAATCCCTTGGCCTTCAGCCGCTGGCGGAACAGGGTATCAATGTTCGTCGAGCCGCGACCGCGGCGCAGCCGTCCATCCTGGGCCAGGTCATCCCAGGATCTGAGGACGGGTGAGATCCGCGAGCGGCACTTGGGATGCGCGGGCGGACGCGGACCGGCGTTCAGCTCATAGAGCTGGCCGTCCCTGGCGATGCACACGTCGCTGGTTCGCCCATCGAGCGTCGACACCCATCGGACCTTCTCGATGATGTCGGTGTGCTCGGAGAACAGCGCCTCGGCGGCGCGGGCCTGGACGTGCGTGACGCCTGTGCGGACGATGGTCTCGGCGCGGTTCCGGTTGGTTTGCAGCACGCCGTCGGAGTAGTTCGCAGCCCTCGTACCGCGGATCCGGCGGATCATCTGGTCGGTCGTCTCCCCTTCGATCAAGCCCATGCGCATCTCGCGGCTGATACGGTCGAAGCGGTCACGCTCCTCGTCGTTCCACCAGTTCTTGAGCGGCTTGCCGGCCACGGGGGACTCGAGAACGATCGCGCGCAGCTGCTCTGCAGGCGGCAGCACATCGAAGAGATCTACGCCGACGGCCGCGTTCATTCGGCCCCGCCAGAACTCCGCCTCATAGGTGGTGAGATCCAGCATCTCGCCCTGCATGGCGCGGTCGACAGCTGCGTAGGCGGCCTGATTCAGCCGCCGCACCTTCTCCAGCATGGTCCGAAGTCGCGCCTCCCGCCGCGACCCCTCGACGTCCGGAAGGTCAGCCTGGGCGATCCGCGCGACGATATCAGCGTCTACAGCATCCAGCGCCTTGATGATCTTCCGCACCACGCCGGTCGTGTAGCGGTGAACGAACACGGAGTGGGCAACCGTCTGATCTTCAAGGCTCTCGTTGACGCTGGCCATGATGCCCCCCGAGTGCGTTTTTCACATTGACGATACGTCATTATATGTGAGAATCACATTTACCCCTACCACGGAGTCACCCATGGATCGCGAAGAATGGGCCAAGGAAGCCCGAAGGGAAGGCGCGCATGCGTTCCGAAGCGGGATCACACCGGATCCGGAGGAACACCCGTCAGGCACCAGAGAGGGTCACTGGTTCTGGTACGGCTATCGCCAGGAAGAACAGTGGGCGACGACGGACACCAACGGCCGATCGACCGACGAGCCCGACTGTGAGACGACGGAGCGCGGCGATGGCTGATCTAACGTCGAGACTGCGCGCGGCACAGCAGCCGCTCACTCGATACCTGTGGGTGCCAGACGACGCGATCACGTTCACGCCGCACGTGCTCTCGAAGGTCTACGGAGATGGGCGCGCTCTCTTCGGGATGGGCACGCTCAACAGCCGGCCGGCGTACTGGGTCATTCGCGGATGCAGTTCCTGGACCACGGACAGTGATCGAGACAAGCCCTACGAGGCAACCAATTTTGTCGAGATGGCCGACGAGATCCTGTTTGACCTAGAGGAAGAGTTTGGGTCCGTCAGATGCGGAACGGACTATGAGTTCAATTCCATGGGACGGCCCTACTGCCTTGAGAGCGGCAGGTTCTTAGCGGAACGACACATCGGATATCCAACGGTGGACAGCGAGGACGGATGCCACTGGCACCGTGAGGACTGGCCTGACCTGGACGGGGTTCCCCTACAGCCCCACCCCTTCGCACTGCGAGTGCGAATCCTCGGTCAGATGGCAGAGCGCGGCGGCTCATGACTCCACGGTGCAATACATGGTTGGGAAGCCCCGGCGCGACTGCTTCTTCCGCTCCAGCAGGCCGGCCTTGTAGAGCCGGTCGCATCGCCGCGCGTCGTCAACGGTCGTTACCGAAACCCAATGGGTGCGGCAGCACGATGGGTCAAGCTCATGCTCTCGTCGCCGAGGTGCTTGGCGCCACCGTATCCATGAACGCGGCAAACCTGGCTCTCGTGGAAGGCGATATGTCGGCCTTCGACGCGGTGATCAAGGCGACCGATGCCGCCCGAGATGCTTGGTCTCCGCTCTGGCGTGAGCAGTGCCAGAAGCAAATGGCGGCCGGTCAGGTGACTACACCCGAGAGCAAGGGAGACGGCGATGCCAGATGACCTGCTCTCCCGCGCCCGCCTCGATATCCGAGATGGTGTCATCCACTACGGGCTCTACCAGCAGGATGGGACCATGCAGGCGATGACGTGCCGGGACACCACGAGCAATCGAATGTTCGTCTCGTGGGTCAAGCAGCACGACCGGCTCGCGCCCGAGTGTCAGATGTCCGACAACCAGGGAGGTGAGTGATGCCGCATGCTTATGAGAAGTGGCTGGCTTCCGACAATCCCTATCTGTTCGCGCAGGCGGCCATGAAGTGCCGACACGCCGGCGCCTTCTGCATGTCGGATGGTTTCTGTCACTTCGACGGCGACTGCTGTTAGTGTCCGAGCTTGTGGTGTAATTTCATCGGCGTTGCCGGTGTGATCGTGGGTGGCCATCGAGGTGTATGGTCGAGGTGGAGTTTGGCGACTTCAACCCTGCAC